CCAATCCTTTTGCTGAGGCAATGTGGGAAATGGAAAAGAAAAAAGCACGTCAGGAACAAGAACGTAACACAAGACACAGTGTTGATAAGAGTCAAGAATTTATTAATTCTGGTATGACTCTTATCACAGACCCTGAATCAGACAGATACTTAAACAAATCTAATACTGTATCAGACTGAACTACTAGTAAAAATAAACTGTGCTATAAATATAGATGTAACGAAAGTTACTCTTTTTACGTTCATCTCACAATGCTCAGCATACTACTGGCATTGACCTTAGCCTCTCATGATGAGTCACCTTACGGGTGGCATATGTCCTGTGAAAGGTTCCTACACAAACGAGTTGAAATTCATATGGATGGAAACTTAGACTTTCAGTCTAAGCGAAATCTAATACTGTATTTCAAGTCTAAAGTTGACGGTCAATGTGACACTGTGCTATCATAGTGAGACGCAAGTAAGTCGCGGAACGGAGCGTTCATCCTATGTTAGAACTATTGCTTTATTCAGGAATTCATTGCACTGATGCGGTTGACATGATCAATCGTATGCAAGCAACTGAAAGCGTGAGTGAAGCAATCAAGGTGGAACTAATTGAAGTAATTCAAGAGGCAACACCTGATTGTAACTGGGACGCAAACGACTGAAGGAACGGGGCAAAAATCCCACTACTTCAGGAGTCAATCATGAACACACTTACCTTAATCAAGAAACAGATCGAGAAGGCAGCAGCACTGCACGATGCACAAATTGCTATGACAGCATACCGTGGTGTCAAGTTTGAGTGCAAGCAAGGCGATGCTGACGAAGTGCATGGCACTTTCTGCTATCGCGGTCACACTTACACCAAGTGATGTCATGGAAGCACTACAAGTCACAGGGTTAATTACCCTTAGTTGTGTTGCGGCAATGTCACTACTATACGGTGAAATCTTACTTTTAAGTAAGTCTTGATACCGACACAAAGGACCCAAACGGGTCCTTTTTTGCTATTCTAAATACTGATAACCTATACAGGAGAGTCATGAAAATCTTTCTGGACTGTTCTGATCCCGAGCTCATCGCTCATGCCTACGAGACTGGTTTAATCGACGGAGTTACAACAAACCCCAGTCTTATGCGAAAAGCAGGAGAGGATCCTAAGCATGTAATCAAAGAGATTGCTGCAATTTTCCCTTGGAATGCATCCATATCCGCTGAAGTAGTCGGAGAGACTGCTGAAGAGATGGTTGATATGGCTGAAGAGTATCTGGAAATCGGACCAAACATTACAATCAAAGTTCCATGCACAGTTGAAGGTCTCAAGGCGTGTAGAGACCTGTCGGAGGATGATGTCACTGTTAACGTCACTCTGATCTTTACGCCTGCTCAAGCGATCCTTGCTTCTAAAGCAGGGGCAACCTACGTTTCACCATTTGTCGGTCGTGTATACGATCAGTCATTTGATGGTATCAAACTAATTGAGGAAATCGCAGATGTCTACGCTACGCACCAGACGAAGACCAACGTCCTTGCTGCATCGATTAGGGATGTTCACCAAGTATCCTCTGCTTTTAGAGTGGGAGCTGATATTTGCACTATCCCTTTGCCCGTTTTTAATAAAATGTATCATCATGTTCTCACCGATAAAGGGTTAGAGGCATTTGACAAAGATTGGAGGGAGCTACAGCAATGCCTAGAGGTCGTTTGAGTAAAGTTGATATCCTCGCCAAGGTGCTAAAGATGAAACATAAACTTGGCGAGGGTGAATATGATCATCAGGATTATGAATTTCGTGAAGGGTATGACCACGCTTTAAATAAAGTCTTGGATATTATCAATGAATATAGCACATGAACAAAGACAATCTTAAAATCCTAATTAAAGACCTTGAGTTTGCTCTTGCCGAACTCAAGGCAGAAGTTTACGCTGATCCGTCTTCTTACATAGATAGTGAAGACGTGAGAAAAATTAGCGTAGAAGATGACGACGGAGATTACGAATGAAATTGACTATGAAAACCCCTGGATTTTTAACGGACACCCTTTTTTATCTAAGGACATTGACGACCATTTCGGTTTTGTCTATTGCATTACAAATCTCCTCAATGGTAAAAGATACATCGGACGCAAATACTTTTACCAACTACGAAAACCTAGAGGTGGTGGTAGGAGAGTTAGAAGTGAAAGCGACTGGAAAAAATACTACGGCTCTTCTGCTGAACTTACTGAAGAGCGCAAGAAGTTCGGGAATCCTTTCTTCAAACGAGACATTTTAAGCCTACATAAAACAAAGGGACTCACAAATTTTGAAGAGACCCGACAGTTATTTCTCAACAATGTATTAACGGAGGCGATGTCAGATGGCACACCAGCATTTTACAACTCAAACATCCTCGGTCGATACATGCGTAAGGACTATTTTCAAACTGACCCAACCCCTTGACCCTTGCTGATGGGTCTGTTATAATTACAAGGTAGTCAAGAGAGGTTCCAATGAACACTGAGTTCAATGAAATTGAAGACGCAATGTTCGATATTTTTATCGATCAGTTGCATCGACTTGCTGAGCTCGAACAGGAATCTGAAGAGACTACCGCTTGGGTCAGTAGCTCAGCGGATAGAGCAACTGCCTTCTAAGCAGTTGGTCGCAGGTTCAAATCCTGCCTGACTCGTTGCCCTTCGGGGCATACGGTCCATTGCTAGTAAAAGTATGACTACAACACAGAAGTTCTCGTCTTCTATCGACATCCTTGCTGATGCCGTTGACAGACAAGTAACACTTGACATCGAGTATCCTGTTCTTTATAATAAAGTTGTGAAATTCTATGAGGAGAAAGGTGTCGATTTCTACGGTGATGTAGATGAGGATTATGATATCCTCCTTACCAAACTTGAACAAGACCTATTTTATTATGAAACCTGAAGTTCTTCTAGAACGCTATCCCTATCGTTATGTTCAGTCTGGGACGATCGCACTCAACGGTCGTCCTGACTATCGAATTCAAAAGTTCGATGAATGGACTAAACGATACAAGGACATGTATCTTCTAGATAATTCAATTCAATTGGATTATGCCATGGAAGATTTTGAATACACCAAGTGGTTGGATCCCGACCGCGTTCCCTGTTACATTCGTGATACTGTTTCCAAATGACATCCTATCAAAAAGCAATCAAAGCACTTGAAGAATGCGTCAAAGACGCCATGGAAAACAATGTTGATCCTGGTCTCCAAAGTGAAATTTGGCGACACTATCAGGGTATGAAAGCGATCGATCGTCAATTGCCAAAAGAGGAAACTAAATTCTCTTTTAGTCTTGACGGCGCAGATCGTGTGATGGATTATGATCCTGATTACAATATTCAGGCAGCACAACCAGTTGACCTGGATACATATGGAAAGGATGTTATTACATTCTCCTAGTCTTTGCCAATAGACTTTAAACTAGATGGTTTTTGACTGGATGACAGTCGCCTATATGTGAAAAGAGTTTCCTTGTTCTTTAAAATAAAAACAGGGTGGTGGAGTCAATTTGACCCATTGATTAGGACCCCATAAGGGGTCCTTTTTTGTTGAATTCAAAATCTTAATATTTCAAAGGGCTTGACAATTGTAAAGAAATGATATATAGTTGTAATAGTTCTTTACAAAAGACAATGACCGTAACAACCAATGAGTTCGGGCAACAGAATATGTTTGCCAAAGAACCGCAAATGTATGTCTCGAAGACCGACGCTGAGCGTTATGGTTATGAGACCTATGCAGAAAAAGCGGAGAAACTGAATGGTCGTACAGCAATGCTTGGTTTTGTTGCTGCAGTGATCTCTTATGCTACTACTGGTAGTCTTTTCTTCTTTGGTATGTTTGGATTCTGATGACTGAAATTATTTTTACCCTCACGACAGTTGCCTTCTTCTGTCTTTTGGGTTATACTGTAGAACAACTTTCTGAAACTTACTGATGGATTACACTATTACTCTTCAAACCTCTGAAGGTGAAAAGGTTATTACCTGTGAAGATGATCAATACATTCTTGATGCTGCTGACGAAGCAGGTGTAGATCTTCCTTATTCTTGTCGTGCTGGTGCATGTTCTTCATGTGCTGGTAAGATGTTGAGTGGTACTGTCGATCAAAGTGATCAGTCCTTTTTGGATGATGATCAAATCGAAGCAGGATTTGTTTTGACCTGTGTTGCATACCCTACTTCTGATGTTACTATTCAAACTGAACAAGAGGAGACTCTGTACTGATGCACGGATCACTTGAACCCGAAGAGCATGTGATGGAAAAATCTCTTATTGAAGATATTGCAAGAGCAATTAACAATTTGGGATGGACCACCGAAGAAGACATTGCTATTGAAATTGGTGGCACCTCAGTCTATGAGATTGATGGTGCTGGCACCAAGTGGGCACCTGTCAAAGGTACCCGCAAGTATAATAAAGATGCATTCATTGTTATTAAGAATAGGTCTCGTAATCCTACAGTACCTTCTGTTCTAAATACTGATCTGAAGGCACATCATCTTAAGACTGATAAGGAACTTGCTGCCGAAATCAAAAAGTCTGATGATGCTAAAATGTACGACACTTATAGCAAATGAATAAATTCTATCTCTTCTCTAAAAAATCATGTGGTCCTTGTGCTTTAGTAGACAAGTATTTTAGGTCTATTGAACTTGACCCTGATTTAATTGATTATGTTGATTTAGAAGATTTTGGATCAACCCCAACGCAAGAAGCGCTTGATCTTGCTAAAAAATATGGTGTAACTGCAACTCCTGTTCTTGTTATTGCTTCTCCTAATGGTGTTTTGCTTGAGAAAAAAACTGGAGGATTACAAATTACACAAAATATTAAAACTTTAACGAGTCAATATGCCTAATCCTGACGCACTCTGGGAAGACATTCAGAAGCTCGACGATTTGTATGAAGAGCTACTGTGGGATCCTGACGATGAGTTACAATTTACCCACGATGGCAAACGAGTCATCATTATTAACAAAACACAAAATGGAAAACTCCCTTCTTGAAATTCTTACTTACTATGTTATTGGTGGTGCCCTTTTGATTGGTGCCCCAGGAGTATTCTTCTTCATTGTCTTCCAACCTGCCCTTCAAAATACTAAAGGTCGTATGGTTGGATATAAAGATCACAAAACTTATGGTGATTCTTCAATCTATGAGAACACCCCAAGTAACAACGAACAATTCTATCTTACACTAGGAGAACAACAATGACTGAAAGAGCAGAACGTATTAATGGTTGGGCAGCAATGATCGGTGTCATTGCAGCAATGGGTAGTTATGCAACAACTGGGCAAATTATCCCAGGTATTTGGTGACATAAATATCTTAACAGGTAAGTATCTTTAATAAAATGAAACCATCGCCTATCCCAGCAGGATATCAAGTTCCACTTTATGTGGAACTTTTTTATCTTGACAATATGGACTTAATCGAAACTACTGCTGCTGATCTTTTTAATAATAAAAGAGTAGTGGTGTTTTCATTAGTTGGTGCAAATAATCGTGTTTGTGGTGAAGAGCATCTTCAAGATATCAAAGATGCATATCAAGACTTTATGGATGAAGGTATTGATAAAGTTTATGTCTTGACAACAAATGATGTTTGGACTCAAAACGAGTGGCAACTAGCAAATAATTTTGATACTGTTGGTCCTAATGCACTCTTTATCTCTGACGGTAACTGTGAATTCACCTCTGAAATGGGTTATCTAGTTAAGAGAAATCGTGAAGGTTACGGTAACAGACCTTGGAGAAATGTAATTGTAGTTAATAATCAAATTATTGAAAAGGTAATTGCAGAACCTGGCATGTGTGATAATTGTGAAGAAGATCCATATTCAGCAACACATCCAGATAGAGTTCTAGAATATCTGAGAGCATAATTTAAAACTCTGTCCTATATAATGGGCAGAGTTATTTTAGTATTATGCCACGTGGTCAGTTGGATAAAGAAGAACTAAAATGTTATATTTTTAAGTTGAAGCATAGTGTTGATCATGATGAAGGATACCCTGGAGAAAAAGAAATAGCACAGAAGTATCTCAATAAAGTATTAGATAAAATTGAAGAGTACAGGTATTGAGAAAAATGTTTTTACTAAACAGACAACAATCAGGTTTACAAAAATACAGAATAGACATAGACGATGATTTAACTTCTGATATATTGTCTATGGAAATGTTTTATCTAACACCAGATAGTGTTGCATCATATGAATTTGGAGAAGAAGAAGAGTTAATCGCTAGAGATAATAGAGTAATACCAATATATAAATTTTTCTGCCAACTTTTAAATACTGATGGTAATAGTAGAAGACATAATCTTGTTTATTTTTCTACTGATAATACTCAAAATGATTTTGATTGTGGATCTGCAAAATATAATGCCATAGTTAATTTGAGTGGTGGTGAGTATAATAATCAAATTGTTTTTTCTTTAAGAAATCAGTTAAAAGAAATTATTGTAGAACCAGAAACACAGGACGATGAAAATTCTCTTGATCAATTAGCACCTGGTACTAATTATCAAATGGTTGAAGAACCGGAGGATAAATCTAAATTTATTTCTTTTCAAAAAGACATTGAACATAATCAAGTATTAATTTACGATCCAGAGATATTTTATATGACTAGCAATATGACAAAGTATCAGGTGTTTTCTATTTGTTGACAGGCACGATCTCTCGTGCTATCATAGTGGTGTTCAAATGAGATTAATGATTTTACGCACGACTCTACTGGGTTCTCTTTTGCTTACGGCATCGCAAGGACCTACGTTTGTAAATAATATACAAACACCTCCTACTGTTGAAATTGAGGTTGTAGAAAAAACTTGGAAGTGTGAAGATTGTACCCCAGAAGAAAAGTATGTCCTTGCACAACTCCAAGAAAGAACAAAAATTCGTGATCGTAATGCTCTTGCTACGATCATGGGAAATATTAAACAGGAGAGTAACTTCCATTCCAACATTTGCGAGGGAGGGGCTAGAGTTCCTTATTCTGATTGTCATCGGGGTGGGTACGGACTTATTCAGTGGACCACTGAGAAGCGTTATCTGGGGTTAGGTAGTTTCTGTAAGAAGTATAATTGTGATCCAAGTAGTCTAGAAGGACAAACCCGTTACATGATTAATGAAAATCAGTTTCAGGGGATACTTCCCGAATTTGAAGGAAGGGGTTATACTGTAGATCAATACATGGTCCCTGCCTTTTATTGGTTGGGATGGGGTATTGAGGGTAATAGGAAACATTACTCATATAACTATAGTAAGAAGCTAGTCTGGGCATGATCATTCGCAAACTAAAAGAAACTCTAGGGCAAGTCTTTCACTCCCCTGAAGCAATGGGAAGTTGGCAAGTTGAGTGTGCCGTTGATGATAATCTTGTAGACTGTCAAGATTTTCAAGAACAGTATGATGAGGGTGATGCATTTATTGAAGATGCTTTAAATTATTATGAACCTTATGTTGGTGTTCCTGCACCTGCATATCTTGAAGATGACCCTTGGTTTGGACCCGCACCTACACTTACAGAAAAACAAGAAGAACATCGTCAGAGAGAAGCAACACAAAGACTTCATGATGATATTCGTAAAGAACAGGAAACTAAAGAACCAGAAAACATTCATGAATTGATGTACCAAAAAGCAACTTCTAATTGGAATACAGTTTCCGAATCGCAAGGTGGTTCAGAGAACTTTCATGAAGGTCCTGGTGGTTGGAATTCTGGTAATGGTATGGGGCAGTTTAAAAAATGAACGAAGATTGGCGTTACAGTGATGAACGTATGGATGTAAGAACTCAAGCACTGAACATTCTATTAAAGAAGTTTGGTTCTCAAATTTGCTCTGATGGTTCACCACGTTATTCAAATCAAAGCATTTACGAATGTGTACATGATTGGGTTTCTCAAGGTAATATGAGAACCGATGGAATCGTTAAATACTATGAGGCTTATTATGCGTAAGACTATTTTTGCTATTCTTGCAGCAGCTGCTATGGCAACTCCTGCACTTGCTGATGACTCTAAGATCACCAAGGGTTACCATACTATGGATGCCATGGGGTGTATGCTACTTCGAGAGTGTACTGATGGAGTGGATAAAATCGAAAGCATCGCAACTGTTGCTGATGAGTATCCCGATACTGATTTTGATTTTGTTGCTGACGAGTTCAACGCAATGCTTGTCGCTCTTGAGCAGGTCGGAGTTGGGGTGTTTCTAGCAGACAGTAAGTATTTCCCACATACTCATCGTGGTGTTTATCACACTGTAAGCAATAACTTCTTCCTTAATCGTAAGTTTATGGGAAGCACTAATTATCTGATGCAAGTGATGCGTCACGAAGGATGGCACGCTGCACAGGATTGTATGGCAGGTTCTATCAAGAACTCTCTGATTGCCATTATCAAACCTGAAGATGAAGTTCCTATGATCTGGCGTGTTATGGCAGAACGTACATATCCAGCACATGCTGTACCTTGGGAAGCAGAAGCAGGATGGGCAGGTAGAACTGAAAAAATGACAATGGAAGCACTTCAATCTTGTGCTCGTGGCACAATGTGGAGTGACTATGAACCAACTCCATTGACCCGTAAGTGGTTGATTGAAAATGGTCACCTACCTAAATAATTAACATCCGATACAGAAATCGGAAAAAACCACCCAAGATAAACTCTTTGAACTAATCCCTCTAAGTCTTATAATGTAAGAGTTTATTGTTGGAAAACTATTCTTACATATGACACATTTAACAAGGGATGTGTTAATCAAGAAAATCGTTGCCGACGAAATGGTTGGTCTCGGTGGAACTGATTACCTCCAAAACTTAAAAAGTGCATATCACAAATGGGAACATCAAGGAAGTGATGTTCTCTGTCAAAGATACAATCAAATAAACGACACAAACATCACGGTAGAGGTACTAGAACCCTAAATAACTGAGCCTTGCTACTCTACAAATGGCAGAAGATAAGTCCAAAGTTGTAGAAAAGGAAGACCACGATGAAGATAAGAGTGAAGTTCTTGGTAATTTAGTTAAAGTTGTTGTACTTATATGGTCTGCCTCTCTTCTTACATTCAGTTACGTAAGACTTCCAAACGGTCAAAAGATTTTAGATTTTGATCCCACATTTATAGCTTCGGTTTTTTCCGGTTCTTTAGCTGCGTTCGGACTTTCTCCTGCTAAGGCAGGTGGTAATGGTAAGGCAGTTACCAAAAAGAAAGAAGAACCTCCTGTAGTTTCTGCAGTTGAACCTAAGCAATGAACTTAGTATTGAGACCTTTGAATGATATCAATGATCCAACATGGAGTGTGATAATTAGCATTCTAATACTTTTGGCAGGAGTTTCTTGGGTTATTAGATATATACTACTAGTTGACGAAAGAGAATCTCATGGGAGCAATGACACCACCGAGTCGGAAGAGTTGCTACAACTTTCGAGTGATAGAGATCAACAGGGTAGTTGATGGAGACACTATTGATGTCACTATTGATCTTGGATTTGATCTTTATAAAAAAGAAAGAGTTAGAGTTGCTGGTGTAGATACACCAGAGAAACGCACAAGAGACTTAGAAGAAAAGGAGCTAGGTATCGATGCGACGAATTGGCTCAAAGAGAAGTTGGATGGTGCCATTAGTGGGGATGACGATCTTGTTATCCGCACTGAGCTTGTTGGTGGTATGGGCAAGTATGGTCGCCTTCTCGGTTGGTTGTACATAGGAGATTCTACGTTATCTCTTAACGAACAAATGATTGAAGAAGGTTATGCTTGGGAGTATGATGGTGGAACCAAGCAAAAGAATTTTGAAGAACTACGTGAAATTCGTAGAGCACATGGGACATTGGTTGAATGAAAAGGGAATCTAATAAAAAATTAAAAGATCTAATCCCATACTTAATTGTTGCTCAAACTGCTATGTTGTCAACAATTACTATTGTTACAGTTCTTGGTGCTCTAAATACTCCTGCATTTGACTGTAGGTTGGTTTCTTCTAACAGAGTTATTTGTGTTCAAAAATAAGGAACAATTATGCAAAAACTAATCAATGTACTTGCGTTGTCGTCTTTTGTTGTATCTGCTGCCGTTGTTGGTGGTGGTGCTTATGTTTATCTTAACAAAGACGCAATGATCGAAAGAGCCAAAGGAAGAATTGCTGAAGCAGCAACAGAAGCAATTGCAGGGGCACTCCCTGGAATGTTAGATGCAGCAAT